CTTCGCTCTGATCTCAGCATCAGTTAACTGAAGCGGCTTGTCTAGTTCCTTAGCCATTGACCTACTTGGCATCACTCAGTGTGATGCAATCCCCATGCCTGCCAGTCGAAGCAGGTATCACAGCGGGCTGTGCATGGGTTGGCCATGATCAATTATCCGTGTGGCTCCGGCGGACTCCAGTCACGGGCATCCCGCTGTGGTGCTCAGTCGTTGTGATCGTTAATCGGGTCCGGTGAACATAGCACAGTGCTTTGCAGGGAGCGATGTAGCAAGTCCTTGTAGACCATCACAGGGTCATCACCTGAAGGGCTCTCGCTTCAGCCGTCCTCTGTCCGGAGCACCCATCGCGGCTCCGGAGTGTAGCGAGTGGTAGTGGACCGGATGTCTTCCCGGCCTTGCCTCTCGACTTGTCCTAATGATAGCGGCTCAAGCGGCGGCTGTCATCGGGTTGTGAGGGAACCAACACATCTCAGCTTGGTCTCGTCGTTGGAGCCGTTCTAGCTGGAGGTTGGTGGGTGTCTCTCTTTGAACTCTTAGAGAAACCCTCTCACTTTGTATCGAGGGTTTCTTAGAGTTCTAAAGAGATACTACCCATGGATTGGTAACATCGCAACAGATCACACCACATAACCAGGCCAGATCCCTTGCAGCGCAGTGGTTCTCAGCGATTCCCTCATGTGCGGGTTTTCCTCGCGTATCTGTGTATATGACAGGTACGCAGCGAGGCAGATCCCTTGCTATCACTGGGCTCTTGGCCTGTCCATGGCCCGGTTGGACACGGTTTGGACAGGCGCGCGCGTTTTCTTCTTGGGAAGCACCCCCCCTATGGGGGAAACCACGACCCTGCTACACGTTAATAGACTTCACAAATTTTCGACAAAAACCTTCGTTCGTAAAACTCGACACTTTGTGTAGAATCCTGCTCACGATCTGGTCAGCCCTTATCGGCGTCTGCAAGCTCCCGCAAGGCCTTCTTAATGCCTGAGGCCATCATAGTATTCCCTGCAGCTTCAACAGCCCTTAGAGCGGCTTCTAGGCGGCTCTTACGGCTTTCATCTGGATGTGTTTCGTTTGACATGATCAATTAGTTGTTTAGCGGACCGTCTCACATTACCAGCGTTGCGTTCGCACATCTCTTGGTTTTCTGGACGGAAGTAAGTTCTAGCCCATGACCGTTGCATGTCATAGACCAGCATATGAAGGACTCGATCATTCGACAACAAAGCCGAGATAGAATCGAACCCATTATTGTGAGCATACATGAGACGCTGCCCAGCTGAATAGACGAGACCATCTCTAAAGCAGATGATCGGGTGTTGCAGCTGGAAGTTAGCGTCTTCCTGCATCTGTTCTTGACGTTTACGAGTCTTCGGACAATCTCTCACGAAGTGATCCCAGTCATCAAAGATAGTAAACTTCAAATCTTTCAACAGGATGGGTTCAACCACTGCCCACGTTGGGTTGTTAGCACGTGTGATACCATAATCTTCTACTGCTTGGAGGGTAACCATGGTGCTGTAAGTCTCATTTCATCAAAGAAGTCAGAGCCTGACTCTGAATAGACTGGAGCAGGCACTGATGGTGGTTGTGTTGCGTGGAAGAGTTCTTGAGCTTTATCTATACCAAGCCTAAGACGTTCTTCAATGATTTGTTGTTGTGCTGCTACCAATGCTCCAAGTAGTAAATAGTGAGCAGGCGTATCTATACCTCTTGAGAAGTAGTTGTAAATATAGACCAGTTCAGGTAAGTAGAGATCATCCTTCCCATACTGCAGTCGCTGTCGCCGGGAAACATCCTCTAAAAAGCCTTCGGCAATCTTCAGCAATCTTACGATGTTCTTCCTGAGTCCCGTTGCCCGAACGTAGGTCAATATAATGGATCCAAGACCTCGCATTACCATTCATGTAGAGTTTAGTAGGTGTATTAATTGGTAGTATCTTACGAGCACATTCTTTAGCTATGCCTTGTTCCAGCATTTCTTCATAGAGCAAGTATGAGTCTTTATACACGTTGCAAATCTTTTCTTGAAGCTTCCTCTGCACGTGTGCTGGTACGCCATCAATGGAGTTTTGTCTATTGGACTTATCTTGGTAGCGAAGATTAAATAAGTCTGGTCTATCAGTTTTAGCATAGCGTTGCGAGAACTCTTGAAAGGAGAAAGAACGATGACGAATGATCTGCTGTGCTATATCTCTAGTGGTAATTATTTCAACACACATATTAACCATCTCAAAGGGAGACCAATGCTTATGCTTGATTAGATACCTAATAAGCTTAGCACTTTCTGGATTGTCTTGGTTATCTGGATTAGATACTCTTGCCATATAGGCAATAAGACCATCACCATTACGAGTAGAGTGAATTAACTTAACCATTAGAGTAGTGGAGTGTAATAGGGTGTTAGTAAACTTTAAGTTAAAGAAGAAATGACTCGCGGCCATCCCAAACAGAAGTACAATAAGTAATTTGTTGTCGTGGTTGTTTGTCTTGGCAACACGGTCATTAAGAAAAGGGACTAGAGGTTAGTCTAGTCCCACAGAAAGAGAGTCCACCCTTCTCTCCCCCTGTATACGTGACTGCTCGCTCAGATCATAGTCGCTATCTGGCTTTTCCCTTTGAGTTGTCTTGAGTGTCTTCGTTGTTCGAGTGTCATGCCAAAAGCCATGTGACTGACTGCAGCTTGGGGGTCATCGAGCCATTCTTCTTGGAGATCATTCCACTCTTCACGTTTCCGCATGATCATCTGTTCATTAGCGGATAGAGCGAGGTAATCTGTGAAGTATTTTACACCTTGAGCTAAGCAGTCTATTCTGTCGTCATGTTTTACTGCACCTTTCTCCCGACACATGCGTGACATCTGATAGAAAAGCATATACATGAGACGGTTTTCGGGTGGCTCGTCCGGATTCGACCCATAATCCCATTCCACCACAGACTTATCAACAACAAGGCGGTGCTGGTTAAGAACAGGCTCCAACGAGTCAATAATCCTGTCTTCTTTGCGTACATTAGCTCGGATTTCTTCGATGTTTAGCGGGTATTGGATCTGTCGCATGTGTTTCTTGAAGAGCTCAGCTACCATACCATCGCCAAAGTTTGTTTCAATGACAAGGCTTGTTGCGTTGTACTTCTTACAACCTTTAAGGATACTAAGTAATGTTTTGTCTGAGTAGCCATCTTTGAAGGCTTTCATTTCGTGGAGGTAGATGAATCCATTTCGCTGGCTAAGATAAGCTGCCGTAGTCTCGTCAGTTCCTCTTCCTGACGGGTCAACAGAGCAGATTGTCTCGTCATAGTCGCCCCAATTTCCTTGGAGTTGCATTGGCCCATAGAAGTAATCGCCGGGCAGACCAACTGTTGGAAGTTCTTTAAGAACCTTGCTTGGGTCTGAACACCACACGATACCTTCAGGACCACTACTGGGATTGACAGAAGTAACGATAAGGTCAGCCATCTTGAGAGGAAACTTCTCTGCGTCCGAGAGTGAAGTATCGAGTTGGAACTGGAGGAGGAAGTTGCTCCGCCCCATAGACGCTTCCCTTTCGATAAGATCTTCAGCGTTGAAGCGGTTCGGGTCCGTTGGCTCCCATTCTTTTGCTCCTTCTTCCAAGTCTGCAACAAGCTGTGGAGCAAGGAGACCTTCGTACTGAGCAATCTTATTTGCTCTGGGGTATCGAGAGGGCCAGACAAATGGTCTATAATTTCTTTCAGCGAGCTTTCGATATACTGTAAATGTAGTTTGGGGTGTGCCAAGGTACATAATGCGAGAGGACGTTTTAGGAGTCAAGATCGACTCAGCTTCTGTGCAGAGTTGTAGGAGCTTCTCACGCATGAGTTCTGTCATTGAGTTACCGGGAACTTCAATGTCATCAAGAATCATTAGGTCAGCACGACTACCGGTTAGCTGGCCGGTGATACCAACTGACTTAACAGAAGGTGCTTGGTGCGGTGAACAGTTCACATCAAAAGAGATACGAGCCCACCGAGCATCATCAGACTTCGGTCTGAGGTGCATTAACCAAGGGGTTTCAATAATCAGCTTCTGTAGGAAGATAGACATGTTGTCCGCACGTTCCTTACTAGCACTGATAATCATTATCTTCTTTTCAGGATCATTATACAGCGTCCACAGCACAAAAGCACCAGTGATCCATGATTTACCAACACCACGGAAGGCTTGGATTTGTAGACGCTTCGGTCCATGT